ACCTCCTGTTATGATAGGATTTCTTGATGGGGCTACATACGCAAACGCTACCACACAGATAGAACAATTTTACAAGACGACTATTATACCGAAGTCAAGAAAGTTCTTCCAGGCACTCTCTAAGCACGTTTTTAACCCGTATGGTTACACCATAGAACCGGATTTCTCTGATGTTGAGGAATTACGCAGGGATGAAAAGGAAAAAGCTGATACAGCTCTGGTATACGCTAAAACAAGGCTGTACACACGGAATGAGATACGGCACAAATTGGGTGATACAGACTTCCCTGGTGATGGTGGCGATGATATCCCAGAAGCGGAATCTAACCCTTTTGATATTAGCGGTATGTCAAAAAGCGTAAAAAAAAAAGCGGGTATGTACTCGGATTTAATAAGTTACGCAATAGAGCAGAGCGAGATAAGATAAAACTTGTTGCCGATCTGTTTAAAGAAATAGAAAAATTAGTTCTTTCAAATATCCGCAAGTTTAAGAAAGCAGCATACGAGGGTACTATCCTTGATGCTCTTGATGGCCTTGATAGCAAAATAGATAGCATATTGGCTAAGATTACCGATGAATCGGTAGATCAGTATATGGCTTTTTCCGAGTATTCCTATGGCTTTGTAGCAGGTGAAATAATGCCTGAGAACGTTTTTAACAGGGTTAAGCAGGACTCTTTAAAGAAAGTCGCTAATCAAGTAAAGGTAAATTATCAGTTTGTTACAGGCACTACAAAAGAGCAGATCAAGAAAGTTGTGATACAGTATAAGGAAGATTATGATAAATTGGTTACTGAGCTTGAAAAGAAGTTTACTGAAATGTCTGCAAAGACACACAGCAGAGCAAAGACCATTGCACGTACCGAAACCCAAATGCTTGCCGGGGCAGGCTCTAACGAGGGAGCGAAAGAGGCGGGTGCAACACACAAAGAATGGGTGTGGTCAGGGATAGAGAGAGATACACACGCTGAAATGGATGGGCAGACAGTGAAGATAAACGAGGCTTTTAGATCTCCATTGGGTAATACTCTGATGTTTCCAGGTGACCCGTCAGCACCACCGGAGGAGATCATAAATTGCGGATGTGAAATGATACCGATATTTGAGGTAGAATAATATGGAATGGAAAGAAATACTATTAAATCGTAACATTGATATCCGCACGGATAATGTTAAGATCATGCGTAAGGCCGCAAAGGACTTGCCAAAACTGCTTAACAGGACTATTAAGGCAAGCAATGTAGATAGTATACTTTCCGGTGCTGATGATTACGCAAAGCAGTTCTCTCCCGTGCTTGAATATGCCCCGTATCTTATACGCAGACCGAATACAAAGAATGCTATGGGTGTTGTGCGGTTCTCAAAATGTGAGAAATCGGGTGTTGAATATCTGTGTAAAGTACATGACTATATGCAATTCCCTACTATCTGCAAATATGACAATGAGAAAATGCAGATGTTCTCCGTTGTATATCGTGCATGGGAGTCTTGGCATGAGGAAGATACTGATGGCGAGATAATGAAGTCCGAGGAAATCCGCAAAGCCATTATGAACGTGGCTAAGAACGGGTTTAAGGTAGGGCTTAACATCGAGCATCAAGGCGGCACAGAGGTATCTAAGAATGATGCTATGATACTTGAGATATACCAGGCTCGATCCTCATGGTATGAGGGCGGTCTTGAGGTTCGCAAGGATGATATGGTCAGTACTACTCAATTCTTTGATACTCCGAGGGGTAGGGACTTGTGGAAAGGTTTGAAAAAGGGCGAATTTACTACATACTCATTAGAGGGATATTCCGATGCGTAACAATGAAATTAAGAATTTGAAGATCACTCACCTTGCATTAGTCAAGCGTGGTGCTAACAAGGTAAACAGGTCGGTGCTTAAATCTCAAAAGATAGACGATTTCTTCACAGATACAGCAGATGATTCAAGTGATGATGCTGTATTGATGAAATCAGAAGAGGTCTTATCTGAATTGACAAGCATTTATAATTCTGATGATGCCAAAGGCGAGCTTAAAAAGTTCCTTGAAAGCAACGGGGTAGAGTTTGAGGCGGCAGAAGATTCAGAAGATGAAGTGCAAGAGGTTACGGCAGACGATTTATTGAACGAATAAACTTAAAGAAAGGACATTAACAATGTCAGATTCTAACAAAATCCTTATGAAAAAGGAAGAACTCGACAAGCTTATTAAAGCCAAAACCGAGAACATGGTAGACAAGTCAGAAGTTGAAGCTGTAAAAGCTGAAGTAGCTGAAAAGTTCAAGGCAGACCTTGATGCTTACAAAGCTGAGGCAGCTGAGCTGCAGAAGAAAGAAATTGAGAAAGCAGTTGCAAACCGGAAAGCTATTGAAGCCGATGGGATCAATCTGTTTGGTGAAGATGCAACAGACCGCCAGATCATGCAGGCAAAACTTGAGAAATCTGCTAAGGAAGATGGTGACTTGACCGATGCTGAGAAGCATTTGCAGAAAGCACATGACCGCCTTGCTATTCTCAATAGCGTATACCGCAAAGCAGGTAAAGATGGTCAGGTAAAAGAAACAAAGACCTACAAAGAGTTCATGAATGTTGCGAAACAGACGGGCTACTTTAAGGCTTTTGATGAAACCGCAGGCGATGGTCTGGAATGGATGCCTGAGATTCTTTCTAACCGCTTGATTGAATATGTTGAAGCATCACCGGATTTCGAGATCCCGAATATGTTTGAACGCATTCCTATGGCTTCATCTACTTTCAAAATTCCAAGAGAGGAAAGCGGAGTAACTGCATACAAGGGTTCAATCGGTGGTTCATTAACGAGTATTGAGGGTACTGCCACAACGGGTAATGCAGAGTTTGATGCAGAGAAAATCATTGCTTATTCTAAGGTTTACTACGAAGCCGAGGAAGATATGATTATTTCTGCCATGCCTCTTATCGAGCGCAGACTTGTAAAAGCATTGACCAAGGGTGTATCTGATGCAATCATCAATGGTGACGATTCAGCCACACACATGGATGCCTCTGTTACTTCTGGTTCTGATCGCAGGAAACTGTGGAAAGGTCTGCGTAAAATCTGTCAGACCAATTCATACACATACTCAGTAGCAGGTACATGGACTCAGGAAAAGTTCCGCAAGTTTCAGAACGAAATGGCGATTGAGTTCGGTCTTGACTTTACTCAGAATAAGTTCATCCTTGGTAAAGATTCATACAACCAGATTCGGAATCTTGCCGAGGTTCGTACTGCTGAAAAAGCAGGGCTTAATGTTGCAACAGTTCTCAATGGTGTACTTAAAGAGATTGACGGCTCAATGGTTATGCCTACTTCTCTGGTACTTGATGCGGTCAACTCTTCTGGTGTTGTTAGCGGTACTGCTGCAAACAATACTAAGGGTCAGGCATTGTACGTTCACACTCCTGCTTTCGGGCTTGGTGTAAGACGTTCTCTGCTTCTGGAAACCGACAAAAACATCCTTACTCAACACTACGATATCGTGGCGAGTATGCGGATGGATTTCCAGAGCCTTATTGATGAAACTGCACAGCAGGCTGTTGTACAGGCTGTCAATATTACTACCTGGTAACAAGGATGGGTATAATGTGGGGGCAGAAATGCCCCTGCATAACCCTTTTATATTATGGCTGATGTAGTAACATTACAAGAGTATAAAACCTATCTTAATCAGAATTATTTCGATAGCATTCGGGATAATGAGAAAGATATTTACTATACCAATATCCTTTTGCCGGGAGTTTCCGAGGCATTAAGAGCTTACTTTGATAATGATTTTCAGAGTACTACCAGGAGCGAGACGCTTAGTGTTGAAGAGCGTACACGTAAGCTTTTTCTAAAGTACCGCCCGGCATCTGATATAACAAGCATTACTGTTTCAGGGACCACTCTTAGTACAGATGATTACGAGTTATTGGATAACTATGCAGTGGTGTTGCAGAATGATCTTGATATTGTCAGCCAGATAGCAGAGAGTTATTATTGGCCGTATGGGTATAATCATATAGTGATTAATTACACCGGCGGTCTTGCGCTCACACGGGCGCATAAGTGGATGCTGTGCAAGCTTATTGCTAAGATGGATGAAGCTGACACAAAGAATTATAGCAACGTTGACGAGGCCGCAAACGCTTTCACCGGTGCATTCAATGAAGAGAGTGAGTTTGTTACTGCTCTGAACATGGCATTTAGAAATATCTATGTATGAATATTTCTATAAAGGGTAACTTTAAGGAGTTTGAAAAGAAGCTAAATAGGGTTATCAGGAAGTTTCCGAAAGAGATAGATGCAGCGATAAAGACAAGCGGAGCAAAGACGGCAGCAGAGGTTAAGCGCAGAACACCGAAACGAGGCAGGGAACTATCAAGGCAGATAACATCACAGAGAAGCGGAAACCTTGAATATACAGTTAAAGCAAGAGGCAAGTCAGAGAAATATGTTGGATATGTTGAAGAGGGCACGGGAATATATGGCCCAAACAAAAGACCGATTACTCCTAAAAATCCAAATGGAGTATTGGTTTGGCGTGATACTGGTAAAAGTGCTTTTAAAAAGCGTGGTAGGAAGAGTAAAAAGGGTAGTGGTAATATGGTGTTTGCGAAGTCTTCAAAAGGTTTTAAGGGCTTTTTCATGTTTCGTGATGCCGAGAAACCGGCTATAAAAGTGTTAAGGGATAGTATGCTGAAAATGGTAAGGTCTATTGCGAAGAAATTATGAGCGTATTACAAGATACATTCCAGGCTATCGAGGATAGATTAACTGCTGATATGATTTTCAAGAATTATTTCAGACAGTTGGAAACATTCTCACTTACTGAGGTTATAGACGAGCCTTATTTCCTTTTAGGTGCGCCCGGATTAGAGGTAGAACCGCACACAATAAGCCTTGGAGAAGTTGCGACATTTAGAATACCGATTCAATTTGTTATCAAGAACGATGATAGCCAGAAAACAACATACGAATATTTAAAGGCAATCGAAATATTCCTTAATGCTTATTATGGGAGTGATTGCACTTTTGACGGCAAGATAAATAAAACACTGTTTTCTTTTGCTGATCCACAGGAGCAAGAGAATAACAGTATAGTTGGTTCAGGCGAAATAGAAATACAATTAAATATTTTTTCTCAGGGAG